GGGGGTTGTAGTTTTCTGTCCTGTTAAGAACACCCACTCTTAATAAGGTATAAGAGAACCGCGACCCTTTCCTCGTTGATAGAGAACTATCTCGCTGACTAAGTATAGTCCTTTCACGCGGAGAAAAGTGTCAAAAAGGAAGTTTTGATGCTATTTCCAAGGCGAACTAGCTTCCCGCTGGAGGGAAGGATCGTTTTCCACGACCTTTGCCAAAGCCTGTGATCGTAATACCCTATCAATTTCTAACCAAAAGCGGTTCCTTCGAGCCTCAGAACGTCGTTGGGCTTGCTCCACCGACGATATCTCACGGAAGAACGTGTTTAAGGCTGAATATCTCGGAAACTCCGGGAATTCCAACCTTAGCCGTAATAAATCCTCAAGAGGGACATTCCTCAAGAGTATCTTCCACTCTCTGGCACAAGGGAGGGTATCGTCAACAAGCTCACGTAAAACTTTTTGGCTTGGAACCAGTTCAGTCTTTTGTGGAAGAATTTTCGGAGGTTTGGGTATGAGAGAACCCTTCTCAAATACTTTATCTTCGGAAATCAAAGGTCCCTTATCGGGTTTAGGATCTTCAAACATCCACGAAAGACTCCGGACGCGGTGCGTCTGGGGATTGAACTGGGCTCCAATAGAGGTTGGAATGACGTCATCACGTTTCAACCCTAACGAAGTCACTTTAACCACCGTATCCCACATTAGGCCAATCAATGCGGGATCTATGATTAATTTCGCCCTGAACTCGGTATAGAGTTTAGAGAGATTAGGTGGATAAAGATTAGTCGTTATCTCCTCATTGGTTAGAAGCCTAGGCATTCCTAAAATCGAGCAGTAAATGGAATCCACCATTCCTTTAACGTACAAAAACAATTTCTGGGCTGGAGGGCTCAGAAATTCTCGAAGATAGATATGACTGGGGGGGAAGACTCGGATCAATAGTGATAAACACACTAAATCAAACCTCGAGTTTTTCAATAGTTTTATAATATCCTTGATTAGGAAATCTCGAAGTAAGTTCATTCCGGGTTTCATTTGGGCTGGTAACAAGCCTTTATGTTCCGGATTAGACCAATTCGAGATTGTACTCGTCACTGTTAGGTCCGCCTTTGCCTGCGTGGAAACGCATATAAGGTCTGACCATACAACCGTGACAGGACACCGAATACCTAATTCCGAGAGTCTCTCGGGATCAGGGACTAAGATGTTCCGTACAGCCGAAACAAGGAGACTATGCCACCTGTTCCATCTCAGAGCAGGTTGGATATAGTACCAACCTTCCAGGGGTAGTTGGAGTTTCACCATTCCAATTATC